TAGGTGCCTTAAAATTAAACTTAGGTTCTTCAACATAAGATCCCTTTCCAGATTTACCATCCTTAAACCTATCCATGACATATGCTTTATGCATTGTCACATCAAGTTGCTTGATAAAATTACCAAGAGTCATTGAAGCACCACAGTTGTGGCACTTGTAGTTAGCACCATTTTTCATGGTGTATATGTAGCCTCTTGCCTTACTTTTATTCTTCTGTGAGTCACCACAGATAGGACATCGGCAGTTGTATAGACCTGCTTTAACTCGTTTAAATTTTTCTAGTCTGGAAGAAATTAAACCAATATACTTAGAATCTACTAGATTCATTTACCAAAGCAGTACCTGGTTCTATCATACTCGTTTGTAATCCAGGTGTCAAGAAATTCTGTAGCAGTTTCTGACCTGGCATACTAACCATGAATGATACCACAGCAAGTGCTCCGAAGATAGTCCACATCTTCTTCTCCATTTCACGGAGTCTACTATCCACCTTCATTATATCTCTTTCACAACCCTTCTTTATCTCGTCTGCTCTGCGATTAACTTCTCTATGTACTGACTCTACCTTCTCAAAGAGTACAGCATCGATTCTATCTTGCTTATCTAACTTCTCATTATGGACAGCAAGTAACTGTCCCATCTTTACAGAGTTGTCTTGCAGAGATTCTACAACTCTTTCCAATCTTTCTAAGATGGCGGTGTTGACTTGTACATCATCCATTTTTCTTATTTGTCATCCAGAATTTTCTCGACCCTCTGCCAGAGTAGATATATCTCTTCCTCTTTTTTACTGGGGGTTGATCTGGTGGAAGACCTGCAATATTACCCGAACTCGCATTGTTTGCTGGCATTGCCATACCAGCATCTTCATGAAAATAATTGATTATCTTTTGCAGACGATTATCCATTAGATCAATTTTAACTGTTCTAAACAATAGTCATCCTCAATAATAAGATCGAGATCAGACTTTGGAAGTTCAGGAATTCTCTTCAAGAACATCAAGAATGATTTCACAGAGGACCATAACTCTTCATCTAGTTTGAAGAATAATAAAGGGACTGTAGCATCACCAAATACATTGAAAAGAACAATCAGGTGATTGAGAATCAAATGTGTTCTCAATTCACCCGTATTCTTATATCTCTTTAACAACCTCTTGACGTACTTGATACGCTTCAAGTCGTCTTCAAAGTCTTCCTTCGTAATTGCCTGAGGATTTTCGTAATTTTTAATAGCAAAAAGGAGATAGTTATTATCGTTCAATTCATTAAATCTCATTTACATCATATCAGACATCAGTTGGATAGTTGATACCGAACTCACCAGTGGAGATTCCAGACATAGCAACCAGAGTTTCTTTCTTGACTCTCAAGTTACCGTGCATATCAATGTATGTAGTAACACCAACCCATCCTTGGTGACCGACACCCTGATACTGGGTATCATTACCAGAGGTAGAAGTGGAGATGCCATAGACAATTCTATCGTATCCACCAGCAAGTGCTTGGAATTCAAGGTTATCACCAGCAGTGATCTGAGCAGTCAGACCAGATGCGAGAGAGATAACGTTGTCACTTCCAAAGTTCAGTTGAGTGCCTGCAGAAATAGCAGAGGAAATAGTAGAGGCAAGACTTACGGTTGTAGCACCGATACTAGAGATCGTTGCCGAAACATCAATACCACCAACTTCAACATCAACAGTATCACCACCAGAAACACCAGGAGGTGCTACAACTGAGAGAACACTTGTTCCAACACCAGCAGTCTGGTCGATGCTAGCAAGTGCAGTACCGACACCAGCAAGGAGAATAACATCACCATCGTGAACAAGAACTTGTCTTGAATGTCCACCAACAGTCAGATTCAGAGTGGCAACAGACTCATTGATTCCAATTGCTTGAGTACCAATGGCAACGGTCTCACTGGCAGTTGCTTCTGCAATCGTTCTATATGACGGTTCAGTATCATGCTTCTGACTATACATGTGATCCAAAACCGCAGATTTTGGAGACTCATCAACCACATAACTGGTGCTACCAGCACCAAATGCAGCAGGGTTCAAACCAGCAGTTGAACCAACAGTCAAGGAAGTATTACTGGCAACAGCTGTGATTACTGCGTCACCATAATATGTTCCAACTCCTCCTCGCACACCCATTCGGATGACCTGTCCAACTTCTACATCAGTAGTAAAGGTTGTGCCAGTACCAGTGATAGTATTACCGGAAATGGTGATCGTTCCAAAAGTCTGGATGTTTGCGTCGTTACCCCAGAGAGCCATGTCTTAACTCGCAATTACGTTTTATCTACAGATTATTTATACTAGGGAATCATTCCCGATTTTTGATAGCAGAAGCAACAGCCTCAAGGAGCTTATCATCTGCATCAGTTTTGGTCAGCTTTACAGCTTTGCCAAGAATATGCAGGCAGATTTCAATCAACTTTTCACCAAGTTCCGCATCATCAGGAATCTTAGAAATCGCAGCATCAACAATCTTAGATGCTAAGGGAAGTAGAAATGCTAACATAACTTTCACCGAATATATTCATCATTATATAGCATCAATAATGTTTTTTTAACTATTCGTCAACAGTCTTTCTACGACCACCCCTTGTGGGTTCGTCATGTTGCCTAGGCATACCATCTTTTTTCTTAGCAACAGCTCTCTTAGAACCATCAGGATTCCTAAAGTCTGAAGGATAGGTTGCTTCCTTGATACCCTTTTCCTTTCTCTTTGCTAATGCCTTAGCAAGAATTCTCTTACGTGCTGCCTTCTGCTCATCCTTAGGAACATTAAACATATCACGATCAGTCTTCAACTTCTCGTCAGGCTTATCATACCCTTCCTTCATTTCAGGATTGATGACAACCTTATTCTTTACATTCTTCTCAGTTACTTCTTTCTCGTCCTCATCAGTGGTCGCAACCACACCCTCCGTTACTTTTTTTTTACGCGAGATTGCATCACCGATTGCCTTACGACGCTTCAGCAGATACTTATCAGACTTATCCTTATCACCATCATTATCTACATCACCATCTTCCTGTCCAACAGGATCCATCTTCTCAACGAAGACGTTGGACATCGCACGCAGCATGATGAGTTCAGAATTTTCCTGAATAAAACTATCAGACATCTTACTTAGATTTATTTCTTGTTTCTATTTATCAGAGACTTAAGTTTTGCTTCTGCTGATAATCCAGTAACATAGTTGCGATATGAATCTGTTCCCATTCCACGTTGAGATGCAGGTACACCAGACTTGTCTGTAAATGTCTCTGTGAGATCACGAATCCAGGACTTGAACATCAGTCCTTCCTTAGTGACGGCAATGATATGGTTAGCACCCTTACGAATAACTCTACCAATCATTCCAGTATTCAGACTCTCAACCAGAGCACCAACATTGAACACCTTACCTGCAATATAATTCTCACGCAGGTTCTTCCAATCAAACTTAGGAGCAATCTCCCAGGTCTCTGCCTTGACAGACATGCTCTTGGCAAGAGTAGCATACAGTTTCTTTGCCAGATCTGGTTTCACACCTTTAGGTAAACCAGCAGCAAATCCTTCTGCATCACCATCAGCAACTAACTTTCTAAGTTTCGAAGCAGACATACCCTCGACCCCTTCAGCATCGGGATCCCGTTCTCCTGCAGAGATGACGTTAATCTGGTCAAAATTATAGAGTTGACCGTTGTACTTGTTTGCGAGGTTCTCAAATTCTTTCTGTCTGTCAGAACCAACAACGATATTGACAGAGGCATATCCTTCGACATCAGCTTGCTTCAATGCATCTAAAATAGTTTTAATCGATGAATCATATACAATCGAATTGGCATGAGCAGGGAACATCTGCTTCATGAACTGCACCTTAGTCGCAGAATCTAATGGATTCTTCTTGGCATCCTGACTATGGGATGGGTAAACATAATACTGTTCACCCTCTGCAGTATCTTGAATCTTATCTAACAGTTTTTCGTGTCCGGCAGTTGGTGGATTGAAACGACCGAAACCAAGAGTAACTGTACCTCTAGTCTTCTCAACTTCCTGCTCTGGTTCTGGTTCTTGCTGCTGTGGTTGTTCTCCCCCTTGAGCAGCAGGTGCTTCATCGGGAACTGCTTGTCTTGCAGCAGCACCTGGTTTTTCTGGGTCAGTTCCTGTTGACGGTCTCCTACCACTAGAAAAAACCAACTTACCATCGACAGTTCTGGCAACGGTTGAACCCTGAGCGTTAACCCACCCGCCATGACCATCACCTTTGAGACCTAATCTCTTGGCTTGGGTGGCTGCTTGACTAACTGTTTCTGAAAGGAATCTAGTAAAACTCTTCATTTATCCCAGTTTTTCACAACGGTGACATTAGCACGACGGAAGTTGTCATCAACAAATTTATAAGCACCACCAGACTTGACGAGAACAAAACCTTCAGGGGTAGTACGTTGATACCCTTTGTTAGACCTTGTGTAAGTGCCGATAGTGCCACCACTATTAAGTTGGTCGATGACAAACTTTTTAGCAGATCGAATGTTGAGGTAAGATGCTACCGTAAAATAGATAGCACGTTCATTTGCTATGATGAACTTAAGTCCATCTGTTTTCATCCGTAAATATTTAGCCTTTGCCGCATCGGACTTCTTAGACTGGATCTCACTTTCCATCTTAGAAG